TTTCCATTAGTATTTTTCTGGCTCTGGTGGATTTAAATCTATATCATTTCTGTCTATTTTACCAACGGGCTTTAGCTTTTCTTCTATCTGAACCTCAGAAAACTTGCAAACTTTTATTCCAGCACCATTTTGATAAGTAACCTTTGGGTCATCTAATCTATGATAACCATAAAGTTTGTCTTTAAAACCTATATCTGTATCCAATAATGATGATGTTGGGGCAACTGAAACATTTATGCCAGCATCAATACATTTGGACAACCAAAACTCAACACAAGCCCTTCCAGCTTCTGCAAAGTGCATATTGCTTTTATAGGTGAAATCTACACCAAAAATAGAAATGCTTTTAACATTCAACCACAAAGCATAAGCAGTCGCATAAGCAATCGTGTTGTTAAAATAAGAACATCCTAGCTTTTCTACAATATCTTCTAATGGGTATTCTTCAACAGCAGGAACTCTTTCGTCTAGCTCACAAGAATAAATAGGATAATATGCTGTAGGCAAAACTAATCTCATCATTTCTGTCATAGAACCCGCATCTTCTGAATTTAAAAAACGATCCATTGGGTCTAATATAAATGCCCTATCTATACGAGGCAAAACACCTATCATTGCATTTATTGCCCATATTTCATCAAAAGATACACTGTGAGCTTGAGACAAATGAAAATCAATTTGGCTTTTGCCCATACCAACTATTGCAATATTTTTATCTTTGTTTTCCTTTTTAGGACTATCAAACATCTATTTTTCTTTGTCCATCCCTGTAAGCATCTTTTCTATTATAACCATCTGATAATAAAGTTAATTTTTGTAAAGACTCTTGAAATCTTTTTTCATAATTAGCAAGAATATCAGGTTCACCTTTCATAAAAGTATATGCTTCTACTAAACTTCCATAAAGTAAAAGCTCTGGTGCATTTGTTCCAAGCCAAGTTGTTCCACTTGATGCTGCTGTTATTGATTCTGGAACATAATAATAATGTAACTCTACGTTTAAATTAGCATTAGGAGTTGGTCCAACAATAAAAGAATTATCATCAAACTGTGCATAATGTTTTGGAACTCCAGTTGTTGAAGCAGAAGGATACGCTTCTCTAATAAAACTTACGTCTGTATTTAAAAGATAACTATAGTCACTATCACTATCTAAAACAGCCAAAGAAAATGGATATAAATAATCATCGGGAGCAGTTAAATACTGGTTTCCAGATGTTAATGAACCAGTAACATTTTTCCTAAAATTAGGTAACTCAACTGATTTTACTATTCTATCTTCAGCTTGTTGAATCATTGTTCCTAAATCAGCAACAAATGTTGACTCAGTATTTTGTGTATAATCCTGTATAGCTGATTTTAATGTTGTATATGTCCAACTCATTCTGTACTCACTGTTAGTTTTCCTATTTCACCTTTTATATTTAAACCCATTGTACTAGAACCAAATGCTGTAACTCCTCCGCCTATAGGGTCAAAAGCTGAATAACTTGTGGATGATTTTTTTCCAGTATCAACTCTAGGATTGTAAAGGCTTTGTGGATCAGATGTATTTACTTGACCTAATTTCAACTGTGGTTGATCTTCATCCAAGCATGTTGGGCAAACTCTTAACCCATTTCTTTTGCTGTCTTCTATTTGATATTTTAAAAGACTTAGTTTGTATGTAAAGCCACAACGATCACATTGACCTAATGCTTTACTTGCTCTTGCATATGACATTAGTAACCACTAATTGATAAATCAGGAACAAATCTTACAGCAGCTTTTTCTCTATCTGCATCACTAACTTCATCCCATAGCTCCATATATCTTTGTCTAATCATAGGAACTCTTTGTATTGCTTCTGGAGATTTGCAAGCTAAATTATATGCCAAAGCATATGTTAAACATGGTAAGTATCTAGTTGGAACGTCTGCATTATTGCTAGCAACTGTTCCGACATCCTCAATTCTTTTAACATAATCATAGATAAGCGTATATGTTTCAGCAGAATCAGGTGTTGCCCAAAGAACTATTTTTACTGAATCATTGTCTTTATCAACATAAAATTGAGTTGGCTTAGATTGTGTTAATTTGCTGGCTTGATGATTGTATTCTGTTCTAGAAATACGATTTAATCTTTGGTCAAATTGATCGTCAATATCACCTGCATTTGTTCTGATAGAAACATCTACAATATCTAATGTGCTAGATTCTGCAGTATAACTGCTTGTTCCAGCAACCAATGTTGCAGAACCTTGCTCTATAGTCCAAAGATTTAAACCCTTATTTTGCCACTCTAAAAAAACTAAATTTAAAGCTCTTTTGGCTCCACGATAACTATAACCTGAGCGTAACTCTAAACCACAAAGATCATAAGCCTCTTCCATAATGTCGCTTATATCTAAGTTAAATGTAGTTGTTCCACTCGTAGCCATTGTTATCTATCCGCCCCCTCTTCGAGTAACTCTCTTTTTCGCCATACCTTTTCTAGCACCACTTTTAGCTGTAAGACCCCTATCTTTCTTGATGCCGATTACCTTCTTTCGCATTTTCTTTAAGGCTGATGAACCGCCACCAGATAATCCTCTATCGTCAGCTTTAGTTGGAGTAAAAGTAGGTCTTCTCTTTCTAATTTTTTTAGGTGTCCTTAAAGTTTTAGGTTTACCCCCCACCTTTGCAACCTTTGTGGAAGTAGATCGAACTCCAACTCCAGTACCGCCACCAGTATTAAAACCTCTATCGTCAGCTTTGGTCATTCTCATTCTACTCGTGTCTTCGTAGTTTCTATTTGGAATAACTTTACGCAAATAAGGATGTCTATTATCCTTTTTAAGAGGAGTTGCAGGATCGCGACCGCCTGCTCTAATTGGGTTTCCACCAATAGAACTTGCTAAAGAAACGCCACCACCAAACATTTTTTTAGCGTATTTTTTATAAGACTGTACTTTTTTTTCAGTGCCAACTTCCGTTGCACCACCACCCCTAAATGAACTACTGACTGGAGCATTTGATTTAAAAACGCCACCACCCATATAACCAGTTAGATTCTTTCTTTTAAGACCCATATTTTTTTTAGGCATATCGCCCTCCATAAATTAAATATCCACATACTCTGTATTTCAAGAGTATATGGATCATATTACATTAAACTACTTCTTCTTTTTAGCAGTTGATTTCTTTTTAGCTGGAGCTTTCTTTTTAGCTGGTGCCTTCTTCTTAGTTGGTTTTTTACCACCAACATAAGCTTCATTAACATCAGGCGTAGAAGGATCATCAGCTACATAATGCCCTTTCGCATCCTTAGCTCTGTCTCCATTCATTTCCCCGCACTTACGTTCTGCATCTTCTAAATCAGGATCAGGACCAAAAACAGGTCGATAGATACCATCATTATCTGATCTTAGAACCATGTATTGAGCTGGGAACTCTCCAGTTTCAGAAATAACATACTTTTTAATTTTTGCCATTACTATCTCCGATTAATCAGAATATACTTTAGTCATTTCTAAAACAACAGAATAAGTATCTCCCGATGAGTGTCCTTTTGTAGTAAAAAGAATGTCTCCAGTTTTACCACTGCCTGCATTATTTGGAATACCACTAAAGTCTTTAAAGTCCATGTGTCCATTGCTGCTTTCAGCAAGTTCCATTAAAAGAACATTGCTGGTAGCATCAAGAAACAACTGAACAGACATGCCTACAATAGCATGGCTAACCCGCAAAACTCTAACTTCAGAACAGGAAACACCTGCTGAGTTAGACGATAAAGCAGAAACGTCTACTTTAGCTACTGCGGATTCGCCAGTGCCATCGCTGACATTGGTAAACTTCATAATACAATTTTTTTCACCATCTTGGATGGTTTGCGAAGTTACTGCATCAGCCATTAGTTACCCCCTTACTCGAATGGAGTAGCTAGAGTACCATCACCATGAAGCATAGCCTCACAATGCCATACTGCTGCTGTGGTTGCCACTAAGCGAATTACTCCACCTACGAGCCAACCCTGTGCTGCTGATCCTAGATCAATAGTATCATCATCACTTGCATCGGGAATAAAAGTATTGGTATCGCCAGCAGTTGCTGGATCAAATATTTGAGCAAAACCTGAGAATAAATCACTGGAATTGTCTGTATTAATTTGTCCTGCGCCACTAAAGGTTGTTCCAACTATAAATGTATAGTTAAGACCTGCTGCTGCTGTAGGCAATGTTACAACAATTCCTGCTGCTCTATTTAAAGTATAAACAGTACCTGAATCGGTAGACTCAACTGAATGAGTAGCACTTGTAATACTTTCGATATTTGAATAAGCAGAAACATAACCTGTTGTGGTTATATTACCGCTAGAGTCAATATCTAAATTGGTTGTTACGGCTCCTGTGCCAGATGCGATGCTGATTTGTTCAAAACCATTCTCCGATCTAACTGGTCCGTTAAAAGTTGTGTTAGCCATAATTTCCTCCTAAAGGAAAAAAACCTATCGTCTTGGCAAGTCTGCTAGGGCAGTCGATAGATAAATTAAAAATATCCCTAGATATGAAAAAAGGGAGACCCCGTAGAGCCTCCCTTAGTGTCCTTACGAACTACCTGGTGATCCGAAGATACCTAGTGGATCGGATACTCCAAAGGAATATCTTTCTCTAGCTTTGTATCTTACATTACCAGTATCAAAGTCACCATCCATAGATGTAGTCATTGGCGCTCTGACAAAATGCTTCATGCCATCAGGAACATCAGTTGTGATAAAGAAAGCATTAGTATCAGTTAAATAATGATTAACTGAATAACCTTCTGGAATCACACCATTAGTTTTGATTGCATTGATGTCATTGTCAGCACTTCCGACTTTATAGTCACTTTGCAGAAGTCTTGTAGCAACAAACTGAAGATCAGTTGGTACTATAAGCTTTCTTGGTCTCGCTGCAATTTTAAGACCTCTTTCATCAGTCCATTTGCTAATTTGAATTACTGCATCTTCAAGAGATGTTTCATTCAAGTCAGCGCCTGTACTAGGTCTATTGCTGTTTGTTCCACCACTTACAAGTGGGTGAGCTGTGCTAAATAAAGCAACACCATCACCTGAAGAAAAAGTAGTCGAGAATCCATTGTTTAGTGGATACGCTGCTTTTACTTGTTTTGTGTAAGCCATTGCACGAGCAAGTGCTTTGGTGTATCTACCAGAGAGAGAAACATATAGATTATCTTCCATAGCTTCCTCTGTGATTGAATATCCCATTGCAATTGTTTCGTGGGTGTAGCGAGCCACAAAAGATTCTTGTGCGGTATCGTAACTGATACTTGAACCCTCATCTTTTACGGGTGCTGCACCAAAACCTGACAACTTGAGTTCTTCTTCAAATGATCTTTCAGAATTCTCTGTTGCATAGATTTCGGCATGTTCGTTTTCGTAATTGTTGTACTCTTCTCCGAATAGGGCATTAAGTCCTGGTAGGAGTTGATGTAGCTCTTGCGCTCTTGATATAGCTGCCATGATTTATCTCCTAGAATTAGCCTATTCCAGTTGCATTTAGCAACTGATGACCAGCGTTAAACATTACTAATACATCTGTGTACGCATCTCCAACAGCACTATCAGGACCATCGACAAAAGCGATAATCTTAACAGGTAGTGTGGCTGTAGTTGCTACAGTTGATATATCAACCGAGTTTTTGCTTCTCCCGATAGAAGTTGAACCAGCAGTTTGCACTATAGCACAGTTTTTTCCAAGATCGTCTTGGTCTGCTGCGCCATCGCATTGCATTTGCATGATTACATATGGATCGGTAGAAACATACGCCACAATATCATCCGCAGCAGTTGAAGCTGGGAAATATTGATTAGGCGTAAATTGACCAGTAGTAGGGTCGGTGTACGCACATCCAAGAAACACACCAATTGGAGTACAAGCAGTTGTGCCTGTATCTTTTTGGATAGTTGTATTTGGATTATCGTCACCCCATTTCACAAAGTCACCATAAAAAATTGAAGTGCCATAAGCATTCTTAATTTTATAATGTGTTACTTTATTACTAAAGGCTGCACCGACAATAGTACCAGTAGTGATTGCTCCGTGAGGAGTTGCACTTGTGGACATAATTGTCTCCTAATTAATCGTTAAAATTAAGACCCTAAGAGTCTTTACCAAAAGTGGTCCTCGATTTTCTTTCAAATACCTGTTTAGGCATACGAGGATCATTCTCTTTTAAATATACATTATCAACAGCTTCCATCTGAGTTTGTGCCTCATTGTTAAAATGAGCCTCTCTTGCTTCCGCAATCTCTTTTGGCATTCTGCATAATAATTGTCCACCAATTTCTACATGACCTTTCTTAGCCCATTCAGAATTGTAATCCATCATATGTATTTGAAGCTCAGGATGATCTTCCAATTTACATGGCTCCCATCCTTCTCTAAATCTTCTAGATACATTTGGATTATCAGTCTCTCCTAAAATAGCTGTCCTGATCCATCTAAAGACAACGCCTTCTTGAAGTTCAGGATTAGGTAGATTTGATGGATTTTCCCAGCTTACTTTACGCTGGACAGCCTCTCGGCTTTCTAACCCTCTAGGGGTACGCTCTTGGTTTTCGGATTGCTCAACAGAACTTTCCTCCACTTGGTCTTTCGTGTTATCTTGTTCCGCCATCTTAACTCTCCTTTAGTAATTGATTAGCATACTGCTCAGGTGAAATCCCAAGTTGACGAGCTAGGCTAACTTGAGTTTTGGTTAGGCGTATTTGCGTGGGTTTTTTGTTACCGCTATCCCTCGTTGCGGTTGCAACAACCTGTTGTGGCTGTCGTTTTGGAGTTCCTTCTACAACCATTTCTGAATTGCTATCTGAAGAAACACCGAAAAAATCTGGAAACTCTCTTTTCATTTCACTATCAATCTCAGCATAATAATCCTTTGGATTGCTTGCTGGATCGTGTTCACTCTTTTGATCGAGATACATGGCGTAAGAAGTCATTTTCTGCTGGAAAGGTTCTCCTCCCATAAACCATGTATTTCTTTTTGCCCATTGTTCCATATCTGGGTCAAGTTGACGCTGTGGAACTTGTGGTGGCTCAGGAGGCATATTTTCAACAATATGATTCTGAACCCTTTGGGCAGTTGAATTAGCTTGTTGTTCTGCTAATGTTGCTTTAGATAAAAGCTCTTGCGCCTTAGCCATTGCATCGGCATCGCCTTCCTCATAAGCCTTTTTAAATTCTGTTTGAGCATTTTGTTTTGCCCACAAAGCATTATTATGAGCCGTTTTATTTAATGCTTCACCGCCTTGCTCTACCATCTTTTGCAGTCTTGCATTCTCAGACATAACTGTTTGAAGTCTTTGAACAGCTTCTTTTGATTCTCTTGATGCTGCTTCTTTTGCTCTTCTTTCTTCGTGGTATTCGTATTTAACTTGATTAATACGATCAGCAGCTCTTTGGCTATAATCTGCAATTTCTTTATCTAAATCATCGTTATCAACTTTTTCATTGGATTCTTTAGATTTTTTAGGTCTGCGATCTTCTTCAGGAGTGTCATCAATAACTTGTACTTCTAAATTCTCATCAACAGACGAGTCAATCTCTGTACTTTTACCAAAAAAACTATCTTCCTTTGAAGTAGGCTCAGTATTCATTACTGGTTCTTCATTGATTATTTCAGTCTTACTCATGCTCTTACTACTCCTGTAGGATCATCGACAACTGCTTCTACAGTGTCATCGTTAATTAAACGAAACTCTTGTCCATACATTTTGATACGAGTGCC